CTATGGTGTCTGCTGCACGCCGCTTCGGATAACGGTCGCCGATATGGTCGAGGTGATGCTCGCCCTGGAGCTCTCGTTAACAGTGGCGGTGGTGGCGGTCTTGGTGATCGACATGGTCATGGGCGTCGGTACGATGAGGGTGTTCTGCTGTTGCTGCTGGATGCTGTTGGTGTCCACAACCGTCCCAGGGGTAGACCCTGACTGCTTCGTCAGCGCTTCGTCACCGGCCGGTTGATCCGGCAATGCCAGATAGCCGCCTCCCGTTGTGAGCTCATCCGCGGATGCCGTCCAAGGCGAGGCAAACGGGAGCATCGCGCTCACAGCAAATAGTATCACTAACGCCTTGATTGACATAGCGTTTCTCCACCCTGGTCGATCACGGATCGGTGTCGACTGTGCCTTAAGTCCTAACGAGTATAGGCTGGCGGCGTCGAACCGATCAAGGTACGAGGGCCGTCATCGAACGCTGCGCTGGCGGGCGGCAAGGCGTCGTGATAACCCTTGGACGGGCCATTGGGTGGCAATGTTCCCCTATGTTCCGCCCGGGGCGTTGCCTAACCCCTTGAATTCCTTCCTGTGGATGGGTGGCCGAGCGGTTGAAGGCACCGGTCTTGAAAACCGGCGTGGCGGCAACGCCACCGTGGGTTCGAATCCCACCCCATCCGCCACCGGCTTTTGCGAGCCGTTGTGTGTCAATGACTTAGCCCGCATTTTGGCTAACCTGTTCGGAAGGTTTGCCACTGGGTGTTCCGGTATTGAGCAAGGCGCCGGCATCCTGGGCGAGCCGCTTCCGGTCGGCAGCCTTCGTGTACCTCTCCGCCTCCTTCAACGTCTTCCAGCCGAACCAGGCCATCAGCTGGTGTGCCGTCGCGCCCTTGTTCGCCAGCCTCGTCGCCGCCGCCTTCCGCAAGCCGTGCGCCGCATAGCCGGCGGGGATGCCGGCATCGTCGCAGGTCTCACGGAACCAATTCCCAAAGCCGGCGGCCGTGAACGGCTTGCCGAACTCCGTCGTCAAGTACGTCATGTTCGTCGGCGTCGTCATCGCCTCGATCGCCGCCGTCAGCTCAGGCAACACGGGGATCTCGACCAACGTCTTTGTCTTCTGCTGGCGTATCGACAGCGTGCCGTTCCTGACGTGCTGACGTCCCATTCGGACAATGTCGGAGCGGCGCTGGCCAGTGTTGACCAGCAGCTCACAGGCGAGCCGCGCGCGGGTGCCCAGGGCATGGTGAGCGCGGTATTTCTCGATGTAGTCCTCGGGCCAGATGGCGAAGCCGTCGCTGCCGCGGTTGATGGCCTTCAAGCCGATGGTGGGGTCGTCCTTGCGCCAGCCCTCGGCCATGGCCCACTGCATCAGGATGCTGAGCATGCGCCGCAGGTTGTCCGCCGCGGCCGGGGTGTCCGCCTTCTCGGCGAGCATCTTGTCGATGTGCCGGCGCTCCAGCATGGTGATGCGCTTGTCGCCGTGCTCCGCCCGGAAGCCGTTCAGGATGCCGCGATAGGTCGCCTGCGTCGACAACGCCCGCGACCGGAACGCCAGCGACGAGAAATAGCCGACGACCGCGGCGCTGACGGTGCCCGGCTTCGTCTTGCCGGCGCCGATGGCGGGCGCCGGCCCCTGCCCTGCCAGCGCCGCCTGGTAGGCCGCCATGAAGTCGTCGGAGCCGGGCAGGCCGGGCAACGGAACCTGCTTGCAGCCGGGGCGCCGGAAGTAGTAGCGCACCTTGCCGTGCCGGTCGCGGAACGTGTGGATGTATCGAAGCCGGATGCTGGTCATGACGACGCTTCGTCCCATTCGTTCTTATCATTTGCGGCCTCGTCCTGCGCCTTGGCGGTGCAGATGACGATGTTGCCGGTACGGTCGATGATGATGCGCACGACCTCGACGCCGGCCGCGACGACGGCCTTAACGGCGGCCGTCACGTCACGTTGCCGAAATGTCGAGGGGGCGCGGGACATGTTACTGCCCATCGTCCGTTTTGTCGTGCGAATCGATGTCGGCAGCAAGCGCCTTGTTCATTAAAGCCTTGTGGTGTTTCTCGTACAGTTCGCGATAGCGCGGGCTGTGATGCGGGTTTCCTTTTCGATACTGCTTCAAGAGACCAAGAATTTCTTCGGTTTCGCTTTCATCGAGTCCGACAATGCGAGAGTGGTCATCCCGCGGGAGAAAGCCTGGGTAACCGAAAATGACGTGCTTCACTTTGGGGTCGTCAGCCATTTCTATCCTCCGCAGCGGCGAGCCGCCGACGCACACGATGCACAAGCAGCTTCATGTCGATTGCGATGGCTGATGCGGCGTAATGTTCGAGCGCGTCGGGCGCGCCGGGGTCAACCACTCGGGCACCCGGCGGGAAGAACAGATTTTTTAGATTGCGAGTGACTTCAGCGTGAAGCTCGCCGTCAACATTTCGAATCAACAGGTAGGTGGCACCGGATGGGTACAATTCGCCCGGCAGACGCGGAAACGGCGGCGGCTGTTCGCCCTCCCAATGAGCGACGCCATCGCCTATGTCGCTGAACTCCAGGGCCGCCTTGGACGATCCAGCCGAAGGGGGAATGCCCAGCCGATTTAGCTCCGCGACGATTGCGATGTTGATAATGCGGGGCCAGGAAAACAGCCGATGATCGCCCGTGCCCGCCGTTTGCTTGTCTCCCTTCATCAACTCGATTTGCTCGCGCTGGAGCCAAGACGCGAGAGTCGAATTTGGCACTCCTGTCGCCTTAGCGACGGTGCCGAGCCTGTAGCGGCGCTTGTCGTCGGTCTGCATGGCCGCATAATAGCGACTGCATTCTTACGATGCAACCGCTATTTACGCCTCCGGCGGCTCCAGCCGGCCGGGCAGCACCTCCCGGCATTCGGCCGACGCCGCCCGCGCCGGCCGCGGGCCAATGCCCTTGTTGGCCCAGCGCCAGGTCGTGGTGCACTTGTTGCTACAGAACTTGCGCTTGGGCTGGCTCGGGGGGTGATACCTAGTGAATGTCTTGCCGCACTGAATGCACGTCCGCGCCGTCGCGGCAACGTCATAGGCCGCCTTCTGGCAGGCTTTGGAGCAGAACCTTTGACGCGATGTCTCACGATTGAAGCTTCGTCCGCAGTGCGGACAGCCGGCGCCGGCGCGTGCGGCCGCGCGGCGCAGTGATACCAAGGCACTCGTCCGCCTGTTGACGGCTGCCTGGTCGCACGCGGCGGAGCATTTGGTCCTATCGAGGCCGTACAGCGGCGCGCCGCACTCCGTGCAGGCGCCGGCATCGAAGGGGAGGAAATTTCTCTGCCCGTCCGCCCATTTCGGCCGGATGGCGCCGACCTTCCGCAGGGCGATGCCGGTGACGGCGCGGGCCTCGAAATCGGCGACGCGCCAGGGCACGCCGGACAGGCAGCGCTGCGCCCGTAGAATGTAGAGGGCGCCGGCCTCCAGCGCGAACGCCGTCGGCTCCGATGCCGCCATCATGGCGGCCAGGGCCTCGCACTGTTGCTGCGCCGTCGGGGCTAGGTCGTCGTAGGTGATGGCTTGCAGCGCTTGCGCCGCCGCCATCTGGTAGCGGCGCTCGCTGTCATAGTCGCCGGACAGGCCGGCGCCACCCCATCGGTAAAGAGAGCGCCGGGCCGCCTGCGAGCCGAGCATGGCGAAGCCTGTCAGGCAGCGGCGACTCTGGGCGCCGGGTCCGGCTCGCCCGCGGGCTTCGGCCCGAAGCCCTCCTGCTCGCGCATCTCGTCGACGGTCAGGATGCCGTTCTTCGCCGCGATGTCGTAGGACTGCCAGCGCTGCGCCGGGTCGCCTCGTAGCAAGCCCGATAGGTCGATTTCCAGGCTGTAGATGCGTCGCTCGGATTCGCCGAAGACGTGCTTGGCGAAAGCGCTCTCGACCTTCCGCGCCCAAGCGCTCAGCGTTGTTTGCGCGAAGAACCGGATGAGGGTTTCGCTGTTCGTGAACGTGCCGTGCTCCAGGGCGCCGATGATGGGCGGAGGGCAGCCGTACAGGCGGGCCAGCTCGGCAACCGTGAACTTGCGGGATTCCAGCAGCTCGGCGTCTTCCGCCGTCATTGAAATCGAGTGCCACTTCAAGCCCTGGTCGAGGACCAGCGCGCGCTTGCTATTGCGGGCACCGGCGAAGGCCGCCCGGAAATCCGCGCTCAGCTGCTTCAGCCGCTCCTCGGCCAGCTTCGCATCGCTCTGCAACACGCCGCTGGGGGTGATGCCGTTCTCATAGAGGGCGTCGGCGAGCATCTGAACCGACAGGCCGGCCTTGAACGCCGCTCTCGCGCGCGCCAGCCGGCTCTTGCCGATATAGCCGTCGTCGCTCCGGTCCTTCAGGTGCAGCGCTTCCGCTTGCAGATAGCGCCGCTGTTGGCCGGTGATGCCGCCCAGCCCGGTCAGCTCGTGCACGTCGAAGACAAGGCGGCCGGTCGTCAGCAGGGACGGCGTGACGAATTCCCAGGGCACGAAGCGCAGCTCGCGCACGGCGCCCAGGTTGTCGACGACCATCGGGGCGAGGGCGTTGCCGCGCAGCAGCGTCGAGGCGACGAGGGACTCCAGCCAATCGCCCCAGGTCATATGTTCGTTCGGGCCGTCGATGATGAGGCGGGCGACCGGATGGTCGTCGTCCACGTCGCGGCCGTCACCTTCCTTCCTGTAGACGTAGGCAGGCAGCGCGGCGAGCCCGCCGGCAATCGCGGAAATGCAAGCCGTGACAACGCTCAGGTTCTCGGCCGTGCGCGCGCTGACGGTCGCGCCGGTGCCGATGTCGGCGCCCAGCAAGTCCCAGGATGTCAGCTTGCCGGCGCTGCGCTGCTCGGGAATTAACGCCGACTCTGCGTTATTTCTCGGCGGGTCGAGGCGGTCCACGATGCGGCGCAGGATGCCCATGATGCTACACCGTATCGAGGAACAGGCGGGCCAGGCGCAGCCGCGGCGGCTCCGACATGCGCGACCGGGCCGTGACGCTCGTTTGCGGGTAGGCGGGCCAAGCGCTCACGATGCTGACCTCGCGCAGGTCGATGTCGAGCAGTTCGCGCTTGCGGCCGGTCCAGCGTTCGCCGTTCTCCCGCACTAGGAAACCGAACGACGCGCCACCGTGGTTGCCGCTACGCACGAGGGCCAACACGTCATTGGCGGCGGTCGTATCCGGCAGGTCGGCAGTCTCGAATTCGAGCCCTTCGGCCGTCTCGCGCAGCTTCAGGCTGCCGGCCTTCGTGCGGGCGATGACCTTCGTCGTGTCATGGTCGACCAGGGCCAGGATATCGTCGCCGTTGCGTAGCGATGCCGAGAACGCGCCGGGTTTGATGACCTCGGTCGTCGACCCGATGCGGGCTTCGACGCCGAAGCGTGCGACCGTCCCGGCGAGGCGGCGGCCGGACGCGCGGACCTCCAGCGCCGCCGCCCGCCTCTCTATCGTCGGCGTCATGCTCAGCCTCAGCTGATGGGAATGTCTTCGCTGAAGCAGAACGATGCGGCGTGGCGCAGCTCGACGTCGGTCGTCAGCATGCCGCGGATTTGGACATTTCCTTTGCTGTAGGGCGTCGCCGCGTACGGGTTGACCAGGATATCGAGGACACTCCAGTAGCCGATGACCAGGTCGCTCCAGTTTCCGAAGACGACCTCGCCGTCGACCGCAGGGATGTCGGGCGAGGGCGTGGTGTCGGCCGGGCTGCCGGCGAGGAGAGTCGAGGCGATGGCCGGATAGCCTGCGATGGCGTTCGGCATGTCGATGACGAAGCCGGCCCCGGCGTCGTTCACGTCGACGAGAACCTCGTCGCCCGGCGAGCCGGTGTCTTGCGCAACCTTCGTCGTCGCCTTCACGGTCTGCCGGCCCATCTTGACGACCCAGGGATTCACTGCCCAGCCGGGCGACGTGCCCAGGGCGTTGCCGCCCTCGACCGTGGCGATGATCTCCAGGATCCCGGCCCAGGTGATGCCGCCGGACATGGAGACCTTCTTCACGGCGGACGCCGAGGCCATGATGCCAACGGGCTCGTTGCTGCCGCCGCCGCGCAGGGCTGCCTTATCGACGCCTCGGGCCAGTGTGGCCGCGAAGTCTGCGCGGAGCAGCTGCTCGATGTCCGGCGAACTCTGCAACAGCAAGTTTCGGCTGTATTCGGTGATGGCGCCAGCATGTTTCGGGGTCAGGGTCGCCTCGCCGACGTCCGGGTCGCTCGGTGTGATGGCCGCGTTTTCGGCGACCCACGCGAAGCCGGCGCTGGCGTCGAGGCGTGGGATTTCGACATTGCCGCGAAGGTCGTTCAGGACGGTTGCGCCCAGGCGCCGGGTCACGAGAGCCGATCGCAGCAAGTCGATGTACAGGTCGCCACGATGGTCGGTTCCGACCAGCTCGCCCGCAGCGCCGCCGGCGGTCAGCACACGCTTCTCCAGCCGCTTGCGAAAGACGCTGACGGGCACCAGGAAGCCCTTGGCGGACATGCCGGTGCGGCGGGCCAGCTCGGTTGACAGTTCGCGCTCGCGGGAGGAGTCGACGACGGTCGCCAAGTCTGGGATCCCGGCGCAGATGGCGCGCCGCAGGCTGAATTCCTGCATGGCATCGTCGAGGCGGTCGTCACCGGTGCCGGCCAGGGGCTCGCCCGCCATGCGGCGCTCGGCTTCGTCGAGCAGCTGCTGCCGCTCGATGCGGGTCTCCAGGCCCGTCAGCTCGCCCTTGAGGGCATCGAACTTCGTGGATTGTTCGGTGGATAGGTCGCCGCCGTCGCCGGCCGGGGCCTCGGTGAGGGCGCGCATGTCCTTGACGATGCGAGCCCGGTGTTCCAGCAAGTCCTTGAGTCTCACAGCTGTGGTCCTTTCCATCGGGCCGGGCGTCCCCGGCGCTGGGCTTGGCGCGTCTCGCGACGGGCCTCCTGCTAATCTACGCCATCGGTTTTTCCGATGCAATATGGTCTAGTTATCGGAAAAATTGAAGGTCCGGGGCATCAGGTCTTGCCGATGCCCTTGGCGGCCTTCACGGCGTCCCGCGCTCCATCGAGAACCGCGGCTAGACGCTTCGGGAAATCATCGACGGTGCGCTTGCGCGCTCGCCATTCCGCTTGCCGAAGGCGGGCGATTTCACGACGGCGGCGGTCCTCCAGCCGCTTGCTGGTGCGACCGGCGACGGCCTCCTCCTGCTCGATGATGGTCCGCACGGTGCGCAGGCCCAAGCCTGTCTTGCCGGCGATGTTGCGCAGGCTCTCGCCATCCTTCCGCATCTTGCGCACGCGCTTGACCTGCTCGTCGCTCGCCGCCAGCGGCCGGCCAGGGTCGCGTGCGTAGCGGTCGCCAACGTAGCGGTTCCACTGACGGACCAGCTTGTTGTGGGTTTCCAACAGGGCGTTGTACTTGCCGACGAGGCGATTCCAGCCGTCCGCGTAGCTGTATTTCCCGTCGTCGTCGGGCACTAGCTCGAAGACCTCTATCCATCTGTCCTGAAGGTCGAGAAGGTCTTCGACCTGCTCTCGCAGGCTGTCGGCCGTATCGAGGACTTCGGTCTTCTCCGCCTTCAGTTCGTCGATGCGCCGGTCCCGCTGCTTGATGCGGTCCTCCAGCTCAGCAATCTGCGCTCTCAGCTTGTCTTCCGTCATGTGTCCATATCTAACGTATTTCGACACATGCAGGAAGTCCTTATTTCATGCGTGTTTTCAGAGGGCGAGGCTTCGTGATTGTCACGTTAGGACGGAATGACGGGCCGGGGAGGCCGCAGTTTTCCGCCATCGCCAAGTGAGAAATCCATGCCTCTGTACTATAATACGGCTTGGTTCCAGGACACCGACCGGGGAGTCGGGAGAGGTGGGGCTATGGCAGAGGACAGATGGCTGTACACGACCGACGGCAAGCCTGCCTACTATCAGCGCGAGGGCTACGTTTATTCGGCCCAGACTCACCAGTGTGAGTTTTTCGTGGAGGATGGATGGTTCCATCGCATGGGTGGTGGCGAAGCGGCCTATTACACCGAAGACAATTGGGTCTACGACCTCAAAGGAAAGCCAGCCTACTACTATGACGACGGCTAGGCGGTCAGCACCCACAGCGACGGCTTGAGCTCTTCGGGCTTCGGCTCGGCCGCCGCCAGCCCTACCGCCATAACGCCGGCAACGACCGGGTCAATCTTCTCGCGCGACCGTTCCTTGTCCGGCTTGATGTTGCCGGCCGCGTCACGCGCGATGCGGACGTTTGACAGTGCCCAGGTGAGAACCGGATTGCGGTTGTGGCGCAGCGCCCGATTGAGGACACGCCCCTCGAATTCCTTGGTGCCGACGCTCAGCGACAGGAAGCCCTGCCGGACCTCCTTCAACGGTAGCTCTATCCCTTCCTCGCCCAGGATGCGCACCAGCTCGGGCATGCCGAACTTGTCGAAGCCGACGACCTTGGGCTTGTAGAGGGCGCACAGTTCGCCGATGCGCAGAGCGATGGCGCGCTTATCCGCCGCCCGACCGTTCGTCAGCTCTATCCAGCCCTGCCGCGCCCACACGTCATAGGGCACGCGGTCCTTTTCGCTGCGCTCCAGGATCCTGTCCTTCGGGCACCAGGACCAGGACAGCAGCGCGCCCGATGCCGGCCAGAACAGGTCGAACGAATTCAGGTCCGATACGCTGGCAAGGTCGAGGCCGCCGAAGCAAAGACCCGATATTTCGGCGTCTGAAATATCGCCCGCGCATGCGTCCCATTCAGCCTTGGGAATCCAGCGCTCCTCAGCGGCGACACGGCGATTGAGATAGAGGTTCTCGAAGGTCGACCGCAGCGTCGGCATGCGCCGGGCGCGCTCGGCGAATTCGCGCATCTCCTCCAGCGACCGAAAGTCGCCCAGGGCCGGGTTGGCCAAGGCCCAGTGCTCTTCGTTCCAGATGTCCAGGTCGTCGGGCACCTCGAACACGCGCGCGCTGAATGTCAGGTTGTCGATGATGCCCTCATTGACCTGCTTGCCGTAGTCGACGAGCTCCGACATGAGCGACAAGTCGTCCTCCGATTGCGTCGAGATGACGATGGTTAAGGGCTCGGCACGCGCGCCGGTCGCCGTCACCAGGGCGTCATAGAGCCGGCGGCCGGTGCCGGTGCCCCATTGCGCCAGCTCGTCGAGGATGACGACGCTCGGGCTCAGGCCGTGCGATTTCTTCGCGTCCGACGACAGGGCCGTCAGCCGGCTTCCGTTTTCAAGGTGCTCGATGACCTTCTCGCGCCGCTTGATGTTGACCGCGGCATCGAAGTCCGGCTCGGCTTCGATGAAGGCCACGACCTCGTCGAAGACGACGCCGCTTTGGTCCTTGTCGGACGCGGCGATGACGATATGGCCGCGGCTCTCCGCCTCAGGCCCTACCAGATGCGCCAGGCCCAGGGCCGCCGCCAGCGTGCTCTTGCCATTCTTTCGCGCCATGCTCAGCAGGCCGGTGCGGATGACGCGACGGCCGCGGGCGGTCTTGTACCAGTCCTCGATTATCTCGCGCTGCCAGGGCCGCAGCTTCACCTTCCGGCCGGCATGGGCGCCGCTCGTCACGGTGAGCGATTCGCAGAACCGGATAACCCGCTGCGCCCGCGTCAGCCCCTTGCGCTGCCATGCAGGCCGGCGCTTGCGTCCAGGCGTGTCGCCGCCCGTCGCCTTCGGCTTCGCCCGCGGCCCTCTAAGCCCCACGTCAGTCACTCCAGGAAACTGAAACGGCAGATTTGAGGCGGGCGGCGGTCCTCAGCACGTCAGCCCTGAGAGATTTTTCTGAATTCACGTCTCATTCCACCAATGCGACGGGTCGCGCGGCGTGCCGTCAGCGTTGCAGCCCTTGGCGGGCACGCGCGCTTGCTGTCCGCCAGGCTGGCCCGGTGTGTCCTGGTATCGCGTCTTCCTGCTATGGCACGAAACGCACATGCTCGTCAGGCCGTCGAGAGCAGGGAACGGGTCGCCGCCGGCCGCGATGCTGATGTTGTGGTCGACGGTGTCGGCAGGCACGAGGCGGCCATCGGGATGCACTTCGCACAACGGGTCCGTCGCCAACTTCAGCGCGCGCAGCCTGCGCCATCGGGCGGTGTTGTAGGGCCAGACGGCCATCGCTCACCAGGGCGCCCACAATGCGCGCTCGACCGCGACGATGGCGACCTCGCGATCGAGGCCGGGATGCTCATGCTGCAGGACGTCGGCCACATGCCGAACAGCCACCTGCACAGGCAGGCAATGGTCGAGGCTCCCCAGGATCGAGGCCGCTTCCAGACGCAATGCGTTCGCGCGCCCGCAAAAATTGCTCTCCAT